CCCGCATTACCGGCGGCGCGCACTGCAAATTTGACGCCGCGGCGGCACAGCGCCTGGCCGATCTGCTGAAAGCCGTCGCCGCCTTCGCCACCGGCGGCATTCGGGCTTTGGCCGACCAGAAGACCGCGACGGCGCGGTTGTTGCTCACACAAATCAAGAAATGAGGGGGAACGATGCAGATCATCTCGGCAGATGAGCGATTGCGCGAAGTCCGCGGCGTCAAGATGTTGCTGTTAGGGGAGACCGCCATTGGCAAGACCTGGCAAGCGCGCAAGCTGGATCCGGCGCGAACCATATTCATCGATTGCGAGGCCGGCGATCTGTCAATCCTCGATTGGCCGGCGCCGACCATTCGGATCGATAACTGGCCGGACGCGTGCGATCTGGCGTGCCGCATCGGCGGGCCGAATAAAAGTTTCCCGCCGACCGCGGCCTATTCGCCGGCGCATTTCGAAGCAATCGGTGGCTACCTCGAAAATCTCGAGCAATATCAGAATATTTTCGTCGATAGCCTGACGGCAATCTCGCGGTTGTCATTTCGTTGGGCCGAACAGCAACCGGAAAGCTTTAGCGAGCGCACCGGCCGCAAGGATCTCCGCTCAACCTACGGCCAGCACGGTCGCGAGATGGTGCTTTGGCTCAACCAGCTGCAACACGCTCGTGAGAAAAATGTGATCTTCGTCGGCATTCTCGAGCGCGTGGTCGACGAGCTCAAGCACGTCGAGTGGCAATTACAGGCCGAAGGCAGCAAAACCTCGCGCGAGCTTCCTGGCATCATCGACGAGATCATCACTTATCGGTTTCTCGATTTTGGCGATGGCAAACCGCCAATGCGCGGCTTTGTCTGCAGCAATCCAAACCCATGGGGCTATCCAGCGAAAGATCGCTCAGGTCGGCTCGAGGTGATCGAGGAGCCCGATCTCGGCAAGTTACTCCGCAAACTCACTAATCAGCATGATCCAAAACCGAAAGGAGAAACCCATGACTGATACAACGGCTAACACCAACTTTGACTTTAATGACGATGGTGAGCAGCGCAGCTTCGATGTCATTCCGGCGAACACAATCGTCGTCCTGCAAATGACGATCCGCCCCGGCGGCGCCGGCGATGACGGTTGGCTCAAGCGTGCCGGCGACGGCAACTCCGAAGGACTGGACTGCGAATTCGTCATTGCGAATGACGGGCCATATGTCAAACGCAAGCTCTGGCAATGGTTCACACTGCGCGGCACGACAGAGGGGCACGCTGAAGCTGGCAAGATCTCCCGCGAAACTTTGAAGGCGATCTTGGAAAGCGCGCGCGGGATCAAACCAAACGATAAAAGCGAGGCCGCGCAAAATGCGCGCAAACCCTCGGGCTGGGCCGATTTTGATCAGCTGCGCTTTGTCGCCCGCCTTGGCGTGCGACCGCCACGAGACGGCTATGCCGCTAAAAACATCATTCTCCAAGTCATCACGCCGGACCGCCAGGAGTGGCGGAAGCCCGAGCAAATCAGCGTCAAGCCGACGAATAGTGCGGCGCCATCGGCGCCAACAACGCCGCCGGCGGGTGCAATCGGACGGCCGCAATGGGGGCGGGGATCGTGAGCGAGATCACCAAGAGAGAAGACGCCTGGCAACAAAAAGCGACCGACGCCGCCATCGCCGCCGTGCGCAAGATCGCACTAAACTCATCAGGCCTGCCGCCGATGACGCCGGTCGGCAGGCTCACGGATCTGCAATGGGGCTGGCTCGTCACCGCGGCGATCTTTGGCTGGATCCAGACCCGTTGCGAGCAGGCGATCGAGGAAGGGCTGGATCAGGAACAAGCCGTGCGTCTCACCGGGCTCACGCCGTCGCCCTGTGATGTCGCGGTTGTCACAGCGATTTTGCCTGCGCTTAGTGAAAATGCCGGGATCGATTGGACGCTGCCGCTCGAGGCCTGGTCGAAGGATCTCATGACGAATTTTCTGCTGCAGGCTTGGCGGCTGATTGCCGCGGCGGAAATCGCGCGCGATCAGGGCGCGGGCAAGATCCTAAAGCGATCGGCACTCGCGGAGTCCAACAACCCAATCCCTTTCGTGCCGTAAAGTTTGTGATGACGCTGGAGCCGTTGCCAGACGTGGATCCGTATCGGTCAATGCGCTGGATCTTGAAAACGGTGCTGCGTCAACACGGGATGAGATGCGTGAGCCTGCGGGAGGAAAAATGGAAATGATCGCGGTGACAGCGCAGCAAAGCAAAATTCGCCCCTGCAACATGACCGAAGCCGAGAAGATACGCGAGCGCGATGCGGTACGGACGGCCGAGCACCACGTTGTCCGGCGGTGGCACGCGGCGCCGCGGGAGCAGACGATCAACAGCCCGGAAGCCAAAACCTGGCGCAGTGCTCCATTTTGGCAACAACGCGAGCACCCACTGGGTCGCGCCAAGCGGCTGGCACGAGAAAATGCCCGGGCGGAATTCCGCGCGCAGCTGGCACGCGAGCGGGCTGAACAGATGATCGAATTGCCATCGCACATAACCAGAATGACGCAGACGGAGACGGCCAAACTAAAAGCCGCGTGCCTGGATTTAGAGCCCATCAAATGAGTGTGGCACTGGATTTCAACCGCTCGAACTTGTCGGACCGACCGATCAACACGCTGATCAACGAGTTGATCGAGCGAACCGAGCCGCCGAGCGAAAATTATCGCCACTATCTCGGCGCCAGCACAATCGGCTCAGAATGTTCTCGCCGGATACAATTCGATTGGATGGTTGATGCCGTCTTTCCGGCGCACATTAAAGATATTTTCGCACGAGGTCATTTTTTTGAAGATGTGATGCGTCGGCACCTCATCGCCGCCGGCTTCAAGTTTGCGCCGCCGGAGCGGCTCGAATTCAAGGCCGCTGGCGGCTTATTCCGCGGCCATGCTGACGGGATCCTCATTGCCGGGCCGCAGCTGCCGGCGCTGCGCTATCCGGCTGTATGGGAAAATAAATGCGTCAAAAACAAAGGCTGGCGCGCGATCGAGCACGGCGGCCTGGTTGGGCTTTATGCACCATACGCCGGACAGGTCGCAATCTATCAGGCCTATCTGGATATCACTAATCCGGCGCTCTTCAGCGTCATTAACGCCGATACCTGCGAGCGGTTGCACTTTTTGGTGCCGTTTGATGCACAGCTGGCGCAAGCGACCAGCGACCGCGCCGTCGCCGTAATCAAGGCGACCAAGGCCGGCGAGTTATTGCCGCGCATCACTGAAGATCCCAGCGATTGGCGCTGCAAGATGTGCGGACATCGCAATAGGTGCTGGGATGAGCGCGCTCAATGAGCCGATCGCCAAGCGCATTGCCAAGCTGTTGCGCTTACTGGCGTCACCCCACGACGGCGAGCGCGATAACGCCGTGCGGATGCTGCAGCGGACCCTGGCAGCGGAGCGACTGAGTTTCAACGATATCGCCATCGTTATCGAGAACCATCAGGGCGAGATCGAGGAAAGAAAATATTCCGACGCCGACGCCGAAATCATCTTCGCCAGGGGCGTCGAGAAGGGCCGCAAGGACGAGGAACGCAAACAACAGGCGCCGCCGGAATTCTATGACACCGAGGGCCAGCCGCGCTGGCAGGAGATTGCGCTGTTTTGCCAGAGCAACATCACGCGGCTGCGCAGCAATTGGGAAATAACCTTCATCAATGACATGGCCGGCACCATGCTTTGGCGACAACCAACGCCAAAGCAGGCCAAGCACCTGTTGGCGATCTTCGTAAAATTAGGTGGAAAGTATGCCCGCGAAACCGCACACCCACAGCGCTGATCTCAGCAATTTGCCCAAGGCATTGCAGCCGCTGACCGCTGACAAGCGCTGGGTAGTGTGGCCATGGCAATTGCGCAAAGCAAAATGGACCAAGCCGCCGCGCCAGGCGCGCAACCCGCAATGCAATGCGCGCTCGAATGATCCCACAACCTGGGCCGACTATGCCGACGCCGTGGCCGCGGTGCTGGCCGGCAATGCCGATGGTATTGGCTATATGTTGCAGCACGCCACCATCGCCGCCGCCGATCTGGATCACGCGCGCGATGCGCAAACCGGCGAACTGGCCGGCTGGGCCGAGCGGCTCTGTGACGAAGCGGACGGGCTCGGGCTGTATCGTGAGATCACAGTCTCAGGCTGCGGGCTGCGCTTTATCGGCCGGTCACAGGGCGGCGAGCTACATCGCAAATTTACGCTTGACCGCAACAACGGCGCCGCGCTCGAGCTCTATCGCGACACTGCGCGCTACATCACCATTTCCGGCTTGCAGGAAGGCGCCTGCGAGGACCTGCAATCGATCGATGGTTATCTCGATACCCTGCTAACGCGATTTGACGGCAATATTTTTGATTTTAATAACGCTGGCGCGCAGCGCGATTATTACCGTGACATCATCGAGAACGGCGCGCCGGAAGGTGAGCGCAGCGAAAAATTTCAGGAAGTGGTTTGGCATTTGGCCAGTGCCGGCTACAGCATCGAGCAGATCGTCGATGAGCTAGCCAAATACCCCAACGGCATCGGTTTCAAATACTCCAACCGCCTGCTGGCCGAAGTCACGCGCTCATACGGCAAATGGCAGAGCCATCGTCGTCGCAGCGCCAGCAGATCGCCGGCACCAGCGACCACGCCATGGCCGCAGATCCGCATCATTTCCGGCGAGATCCCGGGGGTCGTCGACGAAGCCGAAGACGCGCTGTTGCTGCTCGGCCGCGAGATCTATCAGCGCGGTGGCCTGGTGGTGCGGCCGGTGCTGACGACATTTAAGGCCAGTAAGCAGCGTGACATTGTGGGTTGGCAGTTGGTGCCGGTGTCGCGGCCTTACCTGGTCGATGCGCTGACCGTTGCCGCGCAGTTCAGCAAATACAATGGCCGCTCGAAAAAATGGGCCAGCATCGACGCGCCGGATCGGGTTGCTGAGATCTATCTGGCCCGGCGCGGCGGCTGGAGGCTGCCGGTGCTGAGCGGCATCATCTATACGCCATTTTTACGGGCTGATGGCTCGATCTGCGAGCGACCTGGTTATGACAGTCAAAGCGGCCTGCTGTTCAAGCCCGACAATCAAGGTTTTCCGTCGATCCCGCAGCAACCGAGCAAGGCCGATGCGCTGGCGGCGCTCGACGCGCTCGAGCGGTTGATCGTCACCTTTCCGTTTGTGGCCGAGGCCGATCGCGCAGTGGCGCTGTCGGCCCTGCTGACCATCCTCGATCGACGCTCGATGGTCGTAGCGCCGATGCACGCCTTTACCTCGCCGACGGCAGGGACGGGGAAAAGCTTGCTGGTGGATCTTTGTGCCATCCTCGCCACCGGCCGGCCGATGCCGGTGATCTCGCAGGGACGCTCCGAGGAGGAGCTCGAGAAACGGTTGGGGGCGGCGCTATTGGCCGGCGATACGGCAATCTCACTGGATAATTGCGATCACACGCTCGAGGGCGTGACGTTAAACCAGGTTTTAACGCAGCCGGCAGTGAATATCCGCGTGCTAGGGCTCAGCAAAAATATCGAAACACCCGTCAATGCCACGATCTTCGCCACCGGCAATAATCTGACCATCGGTGGTGATCTGGTGCGGCGGGCGCTGCTGTGTTCGATGGACGCCGGCTGCGAGCGTCCGGAATTAAGGGTGTTCAAGGTCAATGTCATCGAGATTGCCCAGGCCAACCGCGCCGCGCTGGTGGCCGCGGCGCTCACCGTGCTGCGCGCTTGGCACCTGGCTGCGCCGAGCCATAAGCGGCTCGGACTGACGCCATTTGGATCCTACGAGGAATGGTCGCAGCGGATTCGCGAACCGCTGGTGTGGCTCGGCAAGGTGGATCCCTGCGAAACGCTGATCGAGGTCCGCAACAGCGATCCTTATCGCGACGCGCTGGTGGCAGTGATTATGCAATGGGAAAAACACTTTGGCGTTGGCAGCGCCTATACGGTTCAGGAAATCATCGAGCGGTCGGTGAATACGCCGAGCTTCTACACGGCACTGATCAACGTCGCAGTATCACGCAGCGGACAAATGGTCAGTAATATTAAGTTGGGCCGTTGGTTGAAGCGCGTTCAGGGCAAAATCGTTAATGGTCTCACGCTGTTGGAGGGCGGAAACGTCCACGGCTATCCGCAATGGAAGCTCATTCGACGATGACGAAGAAGAAAACATTCAGCCTTGCTCAAGAGGCGGCATTGCTCCGCGAACAGGAGCACAAGGCCGAGCGCGAGCTGGCGCGGCAATTGGTCGATGTCGGCTTCAGAGCCCTCGCCAAGGAACTGCACCCCGACACAAAGCATGGCAGCGTAGCGGACATGCAGCGCTTGGTCCGCTTGCGTGACAAACTCAAACACTGCGTCTGACGCGCGCCGCGGCGGCGATCGATAAACTGTTTGGCGGGTCGCAATGGGCAACGACGATCTGACGGGCCTTGTCCCTGAGGTTAGGTTGGGGATGGTGAGGGATATTCAGTTCAATCGCCTTACTCTAGGTAAATGACATATACCCCTGCCATTCACCCCGCGTAGGGAGGAAATAGGTTTTATCCCTCACCATCCCCAACCAAGTTCCATTTTCCGCAAAAAGTTGCGTGTCGATCGGACCTGGTCAAGGGCTTGAAATCGCCTGTGTCGGCTGAATTTTCCGGGCATCGCCGCCACGGCTGAACTGTCCGAAGAACGGGCCTTACGGACAGTTGACCCCAGAACAGGCTGAAAAACCTCAATGTTTTCAGTCACAACCTGCGGTTCGCCAACCATCATTTTACGGACAGTTGCCCCGGGGAACGCCTTGGTTTCGCCAATTGTTACTGATCGGCACTTAGGCTAAAACAGTAACCACAATGGTAGCTCGACGAGCGCGTATATGAGCGTGAGTGAAGCCGAGGTTGATATGGTAGAGCGTGGGTCAGCGCGAGGAAAGCGCCGGCCGCGATCGGCGATCACATCCGGCCGCCAGTTATTCGTCGGCGGCGATCCGAATAGTGCATGGAGTCGCCGCTATTACGATTTGAGCGCTGCTCACATTCAAGACATCAGCCGCGGGCTCGGCCGCAATGTGTTGAGCGAGGCGCAGCTGTCGCTAATTAGGCGGGCCGCCGCCATCGAGTGTGAACTCGAGCGGCTCGACGCGCTGCTGTCACTCGGCGAGCCCGTCAACCTTAATGAATACGGGCGCGCCACTTCACATCTGCGTCGGCTGTTCGAAGTGCTCGGCGTTGAGCGCAAGCCGCGTGAGCTTTCGCAGACGCCTGATCTGTACCGTGATGTTTTGCCGGCGCTAGCCAACAAGCATAATGGGGACGGCGATGCCTTCGCTGAAGACGGCGTTTAAGCCGACCATCAGCTTATCGCAGTGTTTGATTGAACCATCATTGTTCGGCTCAGTGTTTGCTGGGCCGTCATTTTGGACCTGGCGTACGCTGGGCAAAGTGATTGATTGTTTGTCGCTGACTGAGCCTCGTGAAATTGAATTATTTAGACAATGTACTGGGCGCACGCGGCTACTCAATACCACCACGGTGAACGGTCCCCGGCTGCGCCGCTTCATCGTTCTGGTCGGACGCAGAGGCGGCAAGGACCGGTTCTTCTCCGCTGTCGCGGTGTGGCGCGCCGCACTGTGCTGCGATTGGCGTAGGCATTTGAGTGCCGGCGAGCAAAATTGTGTGGTTCTGTTGGGCAAGGACAAGAAACAAGCGGCTATCTTGCGCTCTTACTGTCGCGGCCTGCTGCGGGTGCCGGCGTTGGCGCGCGAAGTGAAACGCGAGACCCGCGATGTGATTGAATTCCGCAATAATGCGGTGCTGGAAATTGCATCAAATGATGCGTCATTAGTTCGTGGCAGATCGGCCGTTGCCGTAATTGGTTCTGAAGCCTGTCATTGGAAGCACGACGAGCACAGCGCCTCGAACGATGAAGAGGTTGTTGCCGCCGCCGAGCCGAGCATGGGCATGTGCCCCGATGGTGGGTTGTTGCTGCTCGGTTCAAGCGTGCACAGGCAACGCGGCTATTGTTTTCGCAAGTATCGCGAATTGCACGGCAATGATGCGGCTGACGACATTTGCTGGTTCGCGCCGTCGAGGATCATGAATTCGCATTTGCCGGAGTCGGTTGTGTCCACCGCGTTAGCGGAAGACCCGCACCGTGGCGCCGCTGAGTTTAACAACACTTGGCGCGAGGATCTGTCCGATTTTATCCCGCTTGAGGCGGTCGAGAATTGCACCGATTTCGGTGTGCATGAGCGGCCGCCGCAATCCGGCGTCAAATATTTCTCCTTCTGCGACTCCGCCGGTGGCACCGGCGCGGACTCCTTCACCTTAGCCATCGCGCATTATGACAGGGTGCGCGACACGATCATTGTTGACGTGCTGCGTGAGTACAAGCCGCGGTTTGTACCGAGGGCAGTGATCACTGAGCTGGCCCAGCTGTTGAAAGCTTACGGTGTCAGTTCGGTGATGTCCGACAATTTCGCCGGCAATTTCCACGCCGATGAGTGGCTGCGCGCCAGCATCACGTTCCGGTCGTGCCCGCGGACCACCAG